TCCTTCAGCACGTCCTCGTCTGTCACCGTATCAAAAAGTGACATCTGTGCCATATCTACTTCATCATATTTAGGCTGCTTTCTGGTTCTTGAATCACCTTTTACGTCCACAGCGATGCGCTGAACTTTCTCCGTTATGTCATTGTCGCTGAGCTGTTCTACAATCTCCTTTGCACGGTCTATAACGATATCCGGCACTCCGGCCAGCTTTGCCACCTGAATGCCGTAGCTCTTGTCCGCACCGCCCTTTACAATCTTTCTGAGAAAAACTATGTCGTCACCGCATTCCTTTACGGCTATACAATAATTATTCACATTGCTCATCTTGCCTTCCAGCTCGGTAAGCTCATGATAATGCGTGGCAAAAAGTGTTTTTGCCCCGAGGAGCTTACGGTTGCTGATATGTTCTATGACTGCCCATGCTATACTGAGCCCGTCAAATGTGGACGTTCCCCTTCCGATTTCATCCAGAATGAGAAGGCTGTCCGATGTGGCATTACGCAGAATATTTGCGACCTCATTCATCTCCACCATGAATGTGGACTGTCCGCTGGCAAGATCGTCAGAGGCTCCCACTCTTGTAAATATCCTGTCAACTATTCCTATATTTGCCGAGCGCGCGGGTACAAATGAACCTAACTGTGCCATCAGAACTATAAGGGCAGTCTGACGCATATATGTGGATTTACCGGCCATATTAGGTCCTGTTATTATACTTATACAGTGATTGCCGTTGTCCAGGTAGGTATCGTTTGAGATAAACATATCATTGGTTATCATCTGCTCCACCACAGGATGCCTGCCATCCTTTATGTCTATGACCCCCTTGACATTAAGCTTAGGCCGCACATAATGATTCCTCTCCGCCACAACGGAGAGGGATGCATATACATCCAGCTTCGCTATCGCCTTTGCCGTCCTCTGTATACGTGCAAGCTCCATCGCCACACTATCCCTTATCTTACAGAAAAGGTCATATTCCAAAGTCTGGAGCTTATCTTCGGCATTTAAAATAGTATCCTCCAGTTCTTTTAGTCTCGGAGTAGTGTATCTCTCCGCACCTGTGAGAGTCTGCTTCCTGACATAATCATCAGGCACAAGATTTTTATATGAATTGGTAACCTCAAAATAATAACCGAAAACCTTATTATACTTAATCCTGAGGTTTTTTATCCCGGTTCTCTCACGGTCCTGTTCCTCAAGCTGTGCAAGCCACTGTTTTCCGTCCCTTTTGGCATTTCTCAGCATATCTATGGTTTCGTCGAAACCATCCTGAATGATTCCGCCCTCCCTGACGGTTATAGGCGGTTCCTCTATTATTGCACTCTTTATAAGCTCATAGATATCCTCAAGCCCCTCGATATCCGCCTCTATATTTTTGAGTTCCTCCTTAGAAAAATCTTTTAAAACCTGCTTTATATAGGGCAGCATTTCCAGAGAGTTTCTAAATGCGATCAGGTCCCTCGGGTTAGCAGTCTTGTATGTCACTTTGCTAAGAAGCCTCTCAAGGTCATAAATCGGATTCAGATACTCCCTTATCTCATCTCTGGATACACTGTTCTTATTAAGCTCCTCAATGGCATCCAGACGTTTTTCCATCTCTTCCTTATCGATGAGCGGCTGTTCGATAAAACCGCGCAGCATTCTTGCCCCCATAGCAGTTCTTGTCTTATCAAGCACCCACAGTAGCGAACCTCTCTTCTGCTTTTCCCGCAGTGTCTCTGTAAGCTCAAGGTTTCGTCTGGTAGCGCTGTCAAGGAGCATATATTTGCTTGTGAGATAGGGTGTGATATGGGTAAAATGCTCAAGTTCTGTCTTCTGTGTGTCATAGAGATACTGAAGCATCGCCCCCGCCGCAATCATTCCGGTGGGGAATTCCTCTATTCCAAGCCCGATAAGCGTATTTACTTTAAAATGCTTAAGCAGCACCCTTTTGCAGGCATCATCATCGAATATATGCGCCTCCAGCGCATTCACGGAAATATGTAATCTGCCGCGCATATCCGCCACATCCGCCCCGCTCACCAGAAAAGCGTCATTGCAGATGATTTCCGACGGCTCATATTTCATAAGCTCGTCCGAAAGCTTCTTGAGATCCTCCACCTCAGTCAGATAGAAATCCCCGGTGGTGACATCCGCCGCGGCTATACCTATTTTTGTCGGTGTGTACGTTATACTCAGAAGATAATTGTTCTTTGACGCCTCCAATGCCTGAACATTTAAGTTTGTTCCCGGCGTCACAATACGGACCACCTCGCGCTTTACAAGCCCTTTTGCCAGCTTCGGGTCCTCCACCTGTTCACAGATTGCGACCTTGTATCCCCGGCTCACAAGCTTATTGAGATACCCCTCAACGGCGTGATATGGGATTCCGCACATCGGTGCCCTCTCCTCAAGGCCGCACGCTTTGCCGGTCAGCGTTATCTCCAATTCCCTTGAGGCAGTTATTGCATCATCAAAAAACATCTCATAAAAATCACCGAGACGGTAAAAAAGGATGCAATCCTTATATTCTTCCTTCGTCTCCATGTACTTCTGCATCATTGGTGTTAATTCAGGCACTTTTAGATACTCCTATTCTTAAATGTCCGCTTATAATTCCTGTATTCTTTAGGCGCATCATCCATATGCGGACATATGTTATATTTAATATTGTCCGTCTCCGGTGTATGCGATAAGCTGTGCATCCTCCACTCCTTCTGTCTCAAGAAGCTTTGAAAGCATGTCCTGCGCCTTATAATTTACCATATAGGCACTCTCGGTTATGTCCGCACGCTTTGCGACCGACTTAACCTTATGCCTGACGGAAGCGATCAACCTGCCGACTTCCTCCTCGGCGGAATTTTCATATCTGATGATCAGCAGGAAGGTGCTTTTCTTTCTGTCAAGCATGTAAAAAGCAATAAAAACAAGACAGATAAATACGGTTCCTATTCCCGCTATAAGGAAGAGTCCCGCTCCGGCAGTGAGTCCGGCAGCTATTGAAAGAAATAAAAAACCCACATCCAGAGGGTCTTTGACTGCCGTCCTGAAACGCACGATGGACAGGGCGCCCACCATGCCAAGTGAAAGAACTATATTTGATGCAATCGTCATTATTACAAATGCCACGGTGAGCGTTGTCATCACAAGCAAAAGTCCGAAGTTCTCCGAATATACCGCACCCCTGTAAAAAAATCTGTACACAACATAAATCAGAATTCCGCAGCAAAGCGCAGTTGCAAGCACCAGAGCTATATAAGCCAGTGACAGCTCCTCTATAAGCCCCATCTGAATGATATTCTCTTTTAAAATGCCTTTAAGAGTTCCCATGCTCCCTCCTTATCAGATAAATGTATTAAACTTGTATTCAAGACACATGACATATTTTGATGCCGCCGTCTGTACCGGATTTACGCTTGATACAATCCGGCTTATATGCTCAGGAATAAAATCATCATACTTAACCTCCAGCACCATATCACTGCCCATAATATCAGTCATGCGCTGAGGATATGTCAGACAATCCCTGACTCCCCCCGCGGCTATTGATTTGTCAAAGGTTATCCTTAAATTGGAAACCGGAAGTACATATGCCTCTCTCACATAATCTACAGTCACCGCAGGAACAAATCCCAGTTTGCATATTTTTAGTGCCATATCTCCAAGTCTGTCCGGAACCTTTCCCGAATACATCCTCTCAGGTGACAGCAAAAAGGACGTCTGTTCCCCGCTAAGCCTCTCCGCAGTCTTGTTAACCCTCGTCCCCTTTTTTTCCTTACATTCAAGAGTACATTTTGAAGCGTCACCGTTATAAAAACGTATCCTGTACTTCTTCCTGCTGTCAACACCGCTCATTTTCTCCGAATACGCATTGTAGTCGGGAGTGTCAAAGTATATGCTCCTTATGAAATACTCTCCGTTTTCCCCGGCATTCGGGTCGGAATGCATAAACGGCTTAAGCCTGTTTTTCAAAAGATGATATTGCACCGGATTTATTATGTACTTCAATTCATGACGCACAATATCACCTCCCCGCTATTCTGCGATAGAACCAATATAATAAAATCCGTGACATTCGTCCAGAGAAACCCTTACAATCTTTCCTACAAGAGATTCATCTCCCTTAAAATGTACAATTATATTGTTGGAAAGACGTCCGGTGACCATAGAAGAATCACTCTCATTTATCTCCTCCACCAGAGCATCGGCAATCTGTCCCTCATAAACCGAAGCCCGTTCTCTCGCCATGTCCTGAACGGTCTTAAGAACCCTGTCAAAGTTCTTCCTTACCTCTTCCTCCGGCACCTGATTCTCCATTTCGGCCGCCGGGGTTCCCTCTCTCTTAGAATATATAAACGTAAAAGCATTATCATATCTGACACGCTTTATTACATCTATAGTCTCCTCCACATCCTCCGCCGTCTCTCCGGGAAATCCAACGATTATATCAGTTGTAAGTGCTATATCCGGAATCTCCCTCCTGATTTTTTCGGCAAGCTCTATATACTGCTCCTTTGTATAGCGGCGGTTCATAGCCTTAAGGATTCTTGTAGACCCCGACTGTAGCGGAAGGTGAAGATGCCTGCATATCTTTTCCGAATTCTTCATAACCTCAATAAGCTCGTCCGACAGATCTTTCGGATGTGATGTCATAAAACGGATTCTCTCCAGTCCGTCAATCTTTTCCACCTCTCTGAGAAGTTCTGCGAATGTCATGGGTTCTTCAAGATTTTTACCGTAGGAGTTCACATTCTGCCCAAGCAGCATTATCTCAACCACTCCGTCCGCAACAAGCTTTTCAATCTCCCTGATTATATCCTTCGGTTCGCGGCTTCTCTCCCTGCCCCTGACATACGGGACAATGCAGTAGCTACAGAAATTATTACATCCGAACATTATATTTATTCCGGACTTGAACGGATATTTTCTCTCCACAGGAAGATCTTCCACAATCTTATCCGTGTCCTTCCAGATATCTATTACCATTCCCTTATTTTCAAGCGAAGATACAAGAAGCTCCGCAAATTTAAAAATATTATGGGTTCCGAATATAAGATCCACAAAATTATAGCTTGTCCTGATTTTCTCTATCACGGCGGGTTCCTGCATCATACATCCGCAGAGCGCTATCTTCATATCCGGATTTTTTTTCTTGTATCCGTTCAGCACACCCAGTCTTCCGTATACCTTCTGATTGGCATTGTCCCTGACGGTGCAGGTATTGTATATGACGAAATCCGAATTCTCATCCTCCGTGATCTCATATCCGACCTGTTCAAGTATTCCCACAAGTTTTTCCGAATCTCTTGCATTCATCTGACACCCCATGCACACCGAACACGCGAAAAGCGGACGCCCTAATTCTTCAGACTTGCGTTTGACTATCTCGCGGCATTTCTTTATAAAGTAATATTGCCGTTGCGGTTCATGCTCCGGCGGCGGAAGCGTCAAGTCCTGTCTGTCAATTTCGCTTTGTATATAATCGTTGTATGATTCCACGGCCTGATCCTCTTTTCAAAAATATTCGCGTTATATTATAGCAGACAACGCGTAAAAAAGCGACTGTTTTTTCAGCCGCTTTTTATATCGTGATATACTTTCCCTCTATCCTCGACCAAAAGGATTTTATTTTCATTATGCTACATAGGTATTACCCCGCCAGTATGCAGCGATCCACCCGGACGGGATCCGGATCCAGACGTCGGAACCATCGAGACGTACTTCCTGACAAGTTACCTTTGTTCCCTTGTCGATCGCGCCGTCTTTGTCCCTGTCGTTCGCTTTCGCGTTCGCCGTCAATTCCGCGTGTGACTTCTTTCTGCTCCATGTTCCCGCGTCCGTCCTGACGTTCAGTTCTACCGCAAGGGTATAGACTTCCCCGACCTTGTACGTCGGCGCAAAATTGCCCTGACCGGTTCCGCCTGATACGCTGTCCGCCTTGCCGTTTAACACGTCGTCCCATTCTGTCAGATTATGCGCCCGGACGACGCGCATATTATTATTGACATAGGTTGATGACGTTGCATATCCCGCCGCCTTGATCGCGGTCAGGTAGGCTTCGGGCGTCGTCTGTGCCTTTACTTTCGCGTATCTGGAATACTTTATAAAATCATAATACCCGGCGACACCCGCGTCCATGTTCGCGTATGCCCTGAAATTGTCCGAAATAGCCGTCAAAACTCCGACGGTGTATTCTTCCATAGTCCGCATATTAACAGACGCGCCTTTCCATGCCGAACCGCATTTCAGCCCGAAATAATTATGATACTTCGCCGCAAGGCTTGACAATCCATAGCCGGATTCCAGACACGCCTGCGCGATTGCCCCGGACACGCATTTATACCCCCGCGCCTTTGCATATTTCACGATGACCGGCGCGATCGCGGCGATAAATGCCTTCTGCTGTGCCTGTGTTGCCATATTACGCGCCCCCTTCTTTTTCTGCCGTGATTTCCGTATTTACCGTAATTTCCCCGGACGATTCCGCAATACGAAGCCCCTTGACCGTCGCTTCGATCATGTCGTCGATAAACTGATCGGACAGTGAAATATTTGTCGCCGTCAAAATCTCTTTTAATGCCTTTGTTACAATCGCTTTCCGCTCCGCGCCGCTTTTATCGTGGAAAACCTGATCCGCCATATAGACGAACATTTCCGCATATTTCTGCGCCGTTGCTAACTGTTCCGACGTCATTTTTGACCGTATAAGCGGAATTATTTCACGCTTTAACAGATAGGCGACAAATACGACTGCTGCCATGATTAACAGCTTCAAAACCTCATACAACATTTGATCCATTTTCTGACCTTCCTTTCCTTTTATTTTTTTAGTTGCTTATTATCCCACGGATCCGCCGTCATTCTCTGAATAGATATCAGGATAGCCGGATCCGGAATAATCTTGATAATTCGATTCCCCGGACATTGTGATTTTGTTGTCTTGCCCGTATTTGTGAAGGTTTTCTGCTTTCGCTTTCCAGAAATAGAAACCATGTGCGACGCTTGACAGTCCGAACACGGCGGGGATCAGATACGCAAGCGGGGAAATGTCTTTCAGGATAAAGACGGCGGCAAACGTCAAAATGACTGTCGCGGACGTGATGACGTCCGAAGCAATCAATAATTTTTTAGACATTTCCATTTTCTTTTTTGTGACGCGCCGCCTATACCTTGTCAATGAATGATCCCCGCGACAATAGCCGCGCCGATTGCTGTCGCAATCGCCCCGACGATCCCGCCAATCAGGGCTTCCCAACGCTTCCCCGGCTTGCTTTCTATGCTTTCCAATCGTTCGCCCTGTTTTGTCAGTTCCGCCGTTAATGACTGGATCGACGCCGCGATCCGTTCCGTACTCAACGCCAGACGGTTGATCTCTTTGAATGATTCTTCCAACGCGTCGATCCGCTTGTTCTGACGCTTGTTTTCATCGTCCCGGCGTTTGTTTTCTGAATCCATGTACTTAGTGAATTCTTCGTGTTCATGCCTTGTTATAAATTCCTGATCCATGCCCGAAACCTCCGTTTTTTTCGCTTTTATGCCCTTATTATGCAAAAAGAAACCCCGACGGCGTGACGTTTTTTCGCCATGCCGCCGGGGTATTCAGGAAAATAAAAGATCCGGAAGCCGGATCTACTTCCGGCAATATTACGCGACGCCCTCCGCCGCTTTCTGTTCGTCTAATACCTCATAGACAACTTCCCGAAGGTTGAACATATTAGGAACCTGATCGCGCGTATATGTCCCGCTCTGTACCTGACGCGCCCATACTTTAACTAAACCGCTGTTTTTTGTGAATGTCATTGTCTGGATCCCTCCTTTACATCATTAACCCGGAAACAATCATTGTTAATTCTGTGACCGCCTGTTCCGCTGCCTGAAGCTGTGACCGAAGGCTTCTATTTTCGATTTCCTGTTCCGTCAGTTCCCGGAACGCGAACCGGGTTCCGCCGTCCCACGGATAGGCACATACTAATTTCATGTTATAGTAAATCGTTCCGTTGATCTCCACTTCCGACAAATTGTCATCAGTGAACGCCCCGTCCGGGGCGGGTTCCCCGCTCTCATACGTTGTACCGTTCAGAATCCCCTTCAATTCTGTGCCGTCTTTCAGCCGGACTAATACGTTCGGGAAAGTCGTATTGTTTGAATTCTCCCCGGAATTTAAGATGTTTTTCTCTTTTCCCATTGTTGCCGCTCCTTTCGTCTTTGATCTCTTTTTGAAATAATTCGTTGAACAGTTTATCCATGTTCCGCCGTGTGCGGTATGAATCAAAATGTTTTATGTGTCCTAACCATGAATTATAGGCTTGCCGGACGTCCGAAAACTGGATTTTCCCTTCGTCTAATTTCCGCCGTAGGGCTTTCAGCTTTCGCCGCTCCCGCGTTATTGTCCCGCGGTCTGGACGCATGACGACGCGCCCCGTTTCTGTTAGATGTACTTTTCCTTTTAGGAACTTGAACCCCTCCGACAGACTGACAATTTTTGTTTTGCGTTCGTTTAATTCGATCCCGATATCCTGATACATTTCCCGTATGACTTTCAAACAGTCCTTTAAATGTTCCCGGCTTTCATGTATCAGATAAAAGTCGTCCATATATCGCCCGTAGCCTTTTATTTTTAGCTGCTCTTTGATATAGTGATCGATCCGGTTCGGATAGAAAACCGCTGTCATTTGTGAAACTTGCGATCCTAACCCTAACGATTTTTCGCCGAAGGCGTCTATAAAATCCATTGTCAGATTTACGACGTCGGGATCGTAACCGAATATCCGGGAATACTCCCGGAATACAACGTCGTGATCTATACTGTCGAAATAGGCGTGTAAGTCCCCGATTAGGACATATCCGTCATTTGTCCCGTGTTCCCGGTAATATTTCCATAAATGGACTTTTAACCGTTTCAGGGCGAAATGAACGCCGCGATCTTTCAGTGACGCCGCGTTATCGTAAATCAGTTTCGGGCGAAGGACTGGAACCAGAATATTATCATTTTCCGCCCGGTGTACCACTCTTTCGTTAATATGAATCGACCGGATATCGCGCTTCTTTCCGCGTTCGCATACCGTAAATTGAACGAACCCGTCGGACATTCTTTCGCGCTTTTCCAGTCTTTCCTTCGTGATCCGGATCCGCTCTATCCTGTCTAAATAAAACGCCTGTGTCGAATATTTCCACATAACGCCCTTCATGCACTTTTTAGCGGCGTCCATAAGGACATTGGGATCACATAATGTTTTATATGTTGCTTCGTTTTCCATATTCTTTTCACTCAATAACGCCCGCATATAGCCCGACGAAGTGTAAATCATAAAAGCACTTCCGGGCGTCAGGCGACAAATTTCAGCCGTTTTTCCGGCTGCGGTCATGCGTTCCTATCGTTCTTTGATCCGGCGGATCCTGTCCGCCTGAATGACGATATCGGGGCGATACCTCCGTCGTTGGACGCGCCGTTGTTGTTGCTGTTACCGTTGTTGTTGAAATTGCAGAAGTTCGTCGTGTTCGCCGCGGACGGATCCGCAAGCCACCACCACATCCGGGCGGCGCATATTCAACGCATAACCTAATTTTTATAGCTTCTTTTCCGATTTTTCCGCGCCTGTTCTTTTTCAAGCCGCGCGGCTTTCTTCTCCGGGTGTATAAATTCGTCGTAGTCCCTGACCGTTGACTTTTTCCATTTATACAGATAATTCTTTGTGTTTTCCAGTTGTTCCGAGTATTCCATATAGCGATTCAAGTCAATATTCATAAATTCTTCGATAAACAGGACTTCTTGACGGATTTTCGCAAGATCGCCGATCGCGTCATCTTCTAACATGATTCTTTTTATAAATTCTTTATCAGTCCTGCATAGAATTTCATTCGCCGCCGCTATATTTGCCACTAATTCCGACGAATACCGGAACAAATTATCCCGGATCTTTTCAATAAACCAATCGGGATAGGCTTTCAGAATCCGCGCCTTTTCGACCTCGTTTTGATAGGCGTCGATCCTTGCGATCGTTCCTTTCAATTCCGGGTATTTGTCGCGGATCTGCCGTCCGATCAGGGCGTCGAACTTTTCCCGCTTCAATCCAAAATCCGCCATTATCATTTTCGTAATAATATTTCGCAATTTGACGGCTTCCGCGAACGCGTCCAGTTTTGACGCCGTTTGATTCCATGATGACACGGACATTTTGTCGCCCTCCCCGTTTTTTATTTGTCCCCGGTGTATGCGCCGCCGCTGTCGGGCGGCGCGATTGCCAGATTACGAAAGAACGATTAGCGGGGCGATACCTCCGTCGTTGGACGCGCCGGTGCGGTCGCTGGCACCGTAGGTGGAGAAACGGCAGAAGTACGTCGTGTTCGCCGCGGACGGATCCGCAAGCCACCACCACATCCGGGCGGCCTTACTTTTGTTGAAGCCCGCGCCTTTCAGAAGGTGCGCGTTTCCTCCGACGAAAAGCGGTAATTGATTGAAACCGCCGCCCGACCACATATCCGCCCACCCTAATTGTCCCAAGGCTTCGACGACGCCCATTAAAAAGATCCGGCGGGACGCCCACGCCCACGTTGACTTATTGTTTTCCAGTCGGCGGATCGTCGTCATATATCCCTGAAGTTTGGAACTGAATTTTTTCGCTTCCGTTTCCAGATTTGCAGGCATGAGCGAACCGGCATATCCCCCGCCGTTTGCGTTCGATGTATTGAATTTATAATATGTCTGTAAACAGTCGCGGGGGCTTGCTACGATATGCGGTTCGGTCAATCCGTTTCCCTGATCCCCGCAATGCAAATAACTGTTTTTCCCTGTGACTTCAAACTGAATCTTTTCCCCCGCGCTGTTCGTTTCAATGAAATAGTCCCCGATTGCGAATTTGTCCCACTTTCCCGCCTTAACAAGCGTCATCAGATCGTCAATATCCCATTCGACGCCGAAATATCCGTATGAAGCCATTTGTTCGCGTTTCTGGATCTCAAAATCCGCCTGAAGTGTCCCGTGATCTGAAACGACTTTCAGGATCTTGTCGTTCATGGTGTATGCAAGCAAGGCGGAAATGACTTGTTTCATTAACGCCTTCGTGATAGGATCGTCCGGGTTTTCTGGATTGAATTCGTCCGTCGGGAACGACTGGATCCCCTCGAATCCGATATCCTCGATCTTTTTCAGTGCGTCCTGCTGCCATTTCCTGATTTTTCCGGCAATAACGGGAAGCGTATCGTCTTTCGTTATTTCCGGGAATTCTGCCGTCTGTTCCGCAATTTCCGGCGTGTAAATCTGCTTTGTGAAATTTTCAAACGTGACCTTCCGCGTCGCGTCGCTCTGTTCGATCGCCAGAATGTCGGGCGCGCCCACGTTTAACGCTTCCGGCAAATTTCCGAATGTTTTTTGTGCCATGTCTTTAACTCCTTTCTTTTTTCCTGTTTTTATGGGTTACAGTTGCAGTTTTCGGACGTTTTTATCATGCAAAAACTAATCAACTGATCGCCGCCTTTTGTGACTAACTGATCGCCGCCTTTTGTTATCAGTTCCGCCGGGATCCTCCCCGTTTCGATGATGTTCTGCAGGATTTCAATTTCATTTTGCAGATTCCCCGCGACGTCGCCGGACAGAATGTTCTTTATGTTCTCAAACCATTTCGTGAACTGTTCCGTCCAGTTATTCGTATTTGTCAGATACCAATTATTGAACGCCTGTTCCTGATTCTGACGCCACGTTCTGAAGGCTTCCTGCTGCCCGCCGCTCCATTCCTCGAAATTAGATTCCTGATTCTGGATCCACGCTTCATAAAGCTGTTCCTGATCCGCCGCGTACTGTTCAAACGTCTGCTTCATAAGCGCAAGCGCGGCTTCTCCCTGATCTCTGTATTCTTGCATATCCTGAAGGAACGCCTGATATTGATCGGAAATATTTTTCTTGTACGCCGTGAAATATGCGTCAAATTGCGCCTGAATCTGTGTAAAATCAATCTGATCGACCGTCGCGCATACCCACCCGCAAACGGCGGCGTTCATGCGTGTATCGGATATTTCCGCCTGTGTGATCTCCACGGTTCCGGCGGCGATATAGATTTCCGCTAATTTCAATTCGTATATTGTCCCGGTTCGCGTCAGTTCCGGCGCGACCGGGTTCGACGAATTCCCGCCCTTCACGATTTCAAGCGTGATCGCCCGGTTTGTGTCATTCCGGCGTATAACCACATTGTCGATCCTGTGCAGCGTCCCGGACGCCGTTTCGAGATCGAGCGTCGTCGCCGTTATGAAATGCCTGTGTTTTCCGTTTATGTAACCGTATCCGGCGGCGACCGTTACAGACATATTTCCGTTTGCTGTTACTTGCATTTGACCGTTAAACACTCCATTTTTAAAAAATGGCAGAAGCCAGTCTGACATAGAATTCGCGTTATAATAACGGTCATTATCTGAATCCCAAAAATAGTCATGACTTACTTCTTTTTTTGCTGTTAGTGGCATTTTACAAACTCCTTTCTATTCGTCCCATTTTATTGATTCAGGAAGGGGATCCCCGAACGTCGGAACGACGGTCATTCCGCCGAATTCGTACACTTCCTGCAGTTCCGTTATTCTCTGATTCATGTATAAATTCCATTTCTTTTTCCTGACCGTCACGATATCGCCGAGATCATAATCTTCTTTGTATGTGAAATTTATCGCGGCTTCCGTTTCACATTCGAGCGTTTCCGCGGCGATCGATGCGTTCAGCGTTTCCTGCGCTCTTTGCAATAATGCCGCCTTGTATTCCGCCGCGGTCATTCCGTCCGGGTTTATGTCCTTTGCGTCCACGAATACTTCCCGCAAGTCTAACCCGGATCCGCCGCCTAATTCGTAATATGTCCGGGCGTCGCCCTCGCCCGTTCCTCCGACGATTGCGTATGTTTTTAAATTCTGATCGTTGTACCGATAGATCGCGTTATTCAGATTATTATAATCTTCCGAAAAAATAACGCGGTTGTTCGTATGCTGCGCAGTCGTCCGGTCTTTTCCCTTGTATGTTTCAAAAATAATCTGCCGGTTTACAAAATCAGGACGCCACCGGATCCCGATCGCCCCCGCCCTTGACAATTTGCTTTCATAAGTCAAAAGATTTTTCATTGTGACCTGAAAATCCGCCGTTTCTGTGAATCCGTTCAGATCTCCCAAAACCACAAGCGGGATCGGGACTGCCCCGGAATATAATCGACGCATAGCGACTTCTATTTTCCCGGAAAAATTGACGGTTTTCTTTATCAGGCGGCGATCCATGTAGGACGATAAAAACCGTCCCTTTGCTGTGATTTCGTTTTTGATATCGCTTTCTTCCTGTTCTATATCCTCAATAACCCCGGCTTCCTCCGAGCCTTTTTTTCCGATAATATTTCCCTTTTTTAAAAGGGATAGATTTTCGTCCGTAATCGGGGCGTGAAGTTCAAACGTCCCCGGTTCGTAGAATTTCCGCGTCCAGATCAGGGACGTTTGATTCTCAATTTGACCGGCGCGGTATAATGCCGGATTGTATATCCTGATTTCCATTTATACCCCCAAATATCGGAACCGGTAATTTATTGTCACGTTTAAATAATCGACGCCCGATTCCGCGTCATAGATAAAAGTGTTCTGCCCGTGTACTAACTGAATAAACTCGCTTTCTTCGTCCAGATATTCATTGATTTTTGTTTCCGTCCCGTCTTTAATCAAATAGACATTCTTTTCATTTGTGCCTGTCGTGATCTTTACCACGTCGCCGGGTTCCATGTCGAACGGATAACCTTCTGTCCCGACCTTGATGTGAATACCTTGTTGCGTATGATACAGAACCGGGTTCCGAACCGATCCCAACGCTTCCATGATGACTTCTATCCCGATATGATCCGCGGCGGAATCGTTGTCGATCGTCTTTACCAATTCCGCCACCCGGACGCCGAATTCTTCTAATTCGTCCGTGAATTCGTGTATGAACTCAAAACGCGGTTCCCATCCCGCCATTGTGACCGTTGTGTCCGCGGGATCCTTGAAAAACGGATCCGGACATATCAGAGAAATGACAACTTTTCTGACGACACCCTTTTCTTCCGGATCGATCATTTCCACAAAATAATCAATCTGACGATTTTCGTCGTTTTCCGTGTAGTATAGCGTCCCTTTTGACTTTGGTTTGAAGCATTTATTCAGAAAATCCCGGCGTGCCTGATAATCTGAATCAAACTGCGCCGTTATGACAATATTTCTTTCTTTTGTCGTCGATCCCTGATACGTCGAACCGTCCGTCATCGTATTTGCGGACGTCACGACGTTATTTGATACGGAATATGCCCCGTCAAGCGATATCAGGAAAAAATCGGCGTCATCTTCATAACTAAATTCGATCTGGACGTCATCTTCATTTTTGCATATAACCTTTTTCATTTACGCCTTTCCCCCTTGTAGCTGAAGAACCATGTTCCGCGTTGCATTGCGTGTCTGACGCGCCGCTTCTGCCGGGGATAATGCCTTCGGCGAATAATAATTGTTGTTTTGTATAAAATCGCCGCGTCCGGATCTTGATCCGGATCCGCTGTCCCTGACTGCTGCCGCCGTCCTGTTTACGGCGTCGTCAATATAGCTTTCTGTCCGTTTGTAAAATATATCAAGCGGCAGGATCGCTTCGTCCCCGGCTTCTCCGCCGCCTTGCAGCTTTCCACCGTACATTCCGAAAAGTGTCGGGTTTTTCATTATTCCGCCTAATGCGTTCCATGAAATATGGGGAATCGGAATTCTAATTTTTGCGCCGCCTTCGTCTTTTTCCTCTGATCCCCATGTAATAGACAATTTTGGAAGGTGTATTGACTTTATTCCCTCTACCAATGAATTAACAATTTTCTTTCCGGCGTCCAGTAATGAAAAATTGTCAAAAACATTTTTGATCTTGTCGATTACGTTTGTCTGGAACCACGATCCGATATTCTTAAATATTCCCGTTACGCTGTCATACGCTGCTTGAAACTTCTGTCTGAACCAGTCCGCCACGTTTGAAAATACGTTCTTGATATCCGTCCATCGGGCGGAAAACCATTGTCCGATCCCCTTGAATACGTTCACGATGTTGTTATACGCATTTTGAAACATCGTCAGGAACCACGACGCGACAGTCGATAACGCGTTCTTGATATCCGTCCATCGGGCGGCGAACCACTGTCCGATCCCCTTGAATACGTTCACGATGTTGTTATACGCGTTTTGCCACATTGTCAGATACCATGTCGCCACCGTTGACAGGGCGTTCTTGATATCCGTCCACCTATCAGAAAACCATTGTCCGATATTTTGGAATATGTTTGTGATTCCCGTATATGCTGCCGTGAATTTTTCCGTAAACCACGCGCCGACGCCCTCGAAAATTGAAACGATCCCGTTCCAGATATCCGAAAAAATTTGTTTAATATCGACGCCGAATCCCTCGAAAAATCCGACGATATAATTCACGACGGCCTGAAGAATATTTTTTACAAAATCGACCGCGTTTTGAAGCGCGGCTCCGATATACTGGAAAAATCCGTCTAAATCGCCGGATAAAAGGGCGGTAAACGCCTGAATAATATTCGTTATAAAATCGACCACGTTCGTCACGGCGGAAATTATAGGGGCGACCGCGTTCAGGATTCCGTTCACGACTGAACCGATATACTGTAAAATAAACTCGAATACCGGTTTTAGGGCTTCCATCAATTTTTTAAACGCTTCGCCCAATTTTTCCAGAAGCGGCTTCACTTTTGCGATCATATCCTGAAACGCTTTTTTGACTTTTTCCAATGCCGCGTTTACTTTTTCCCGGAATTCGTCGTTTGTTTTATACAGATAAATAAATCCTGCTGCCAGTGCCGCGATCGCGGCGATCACGATTCCCACCGGGGACGCAATCGCCGACAGGACACCCGGAAGCCCGCCTAATTTAGAGACAAGTCCGCCGACCTTTGTTATTACGCCGCCAATGCCTGACGTGATTTTCCCGACCGTGGAAACGACTTTCCCGCCTATTAGTAGCGCGGGCGCGACTGCTGCCACGACCGCCGCGATCTTTACGATCATTTGTTTCTGTTTTTCGTCCAGATTCTTAAACCATTCTGTAAAAGTCTTTACTTTCCCGACGACAGTATCGATCGCGGGTTGCAACATGGAAAGAAATGTCGAAGCCAGTTCCGCCCCTGACAATTTCAAATTGTTTGTTGCGACGGTCAACTGATCCCACGGATCCAATGTTGAATTATATGTATCTTCAACCGTCGTCGCGTAGTCATCGAGTGACGCGGACAGATCATCGACAGAAAAACGACCTTCCCGGATCGCCTGTGTCATTTCCGCCGCGCCTTTTTTTCCGAATAATTCCGTCGCTATCTGAAGGGCTTCTGTTTCCGATGACGCCCCTTTGATAGCTTCGATCTGTTCGTTTAATGCCTGATCGAGTGTCTTTCCCTCTGCCGTCGCGTTCTGCTGTGCTTTCTTTAGCGCGGCTAATGCCGTGGACGAATCCACGCCGGACGCTTCAAACTGCGCTAACAGGTTCACGGATTCTGTTAATCCTAACCCCATTTCCTTTAAAGTCGCGCCGTTCGTTTCAAGTGAACGATACAGATCGTCCATTGATAGCCCCGTGTCCTGACCGGCTTTCGTCATCAGTCCGAGAACCTTTGACGTTTGAGAAGAATCGACGCCGAATTTTGTCATTATAGCGTCCACGGAATCGATCGAATTATTTAGATCGGTTCCGTTTATTTCAGCGAATTCTATAAACTGTTTTGACAGATCCCCCAATGCGTCCCCGGTCAGCGCGAAGCGCGTGTTGACCTCGCCGATTGCGATTCCTGCCGTTTCCGCGTCTGTCGGTATATTTTCAAATACGCGATCCATTTGTGCGGTCAGTCCGTCCAGTGCTTCCCCCGTCGCCCCGGTTTTTGTTATGATTGTGTCGTAACCATTATCAAGATCTTTCGCCGCCGCAACAGAAGCCGCGCCGACGCCCGTTATCGCTGCCGTGACAGGCATTAACTTTTTCCCCGCCGCTTGCATACCGTCGCCGACTTTGCTGATTTTCCCGCCGACGTCCTGAATCGTCGTCCCGACTTTCTGAAACGTGGAATTCATTTTTTCAGCTTCGGCCGACAGGCTTTTTAGTTCCGCTTCGGTGTTGGCGACCTCTCTTTGAAGGGCGCGGTATTTTTCTTCCGGCAATTCCCCGGCTTCAAACGCCGCTTTCGCCTGTTGTTCCGCTTCTTTCAGGGTTTTTAATTTTTCGTTTGTAGCTTCGATTGATTCCGCAAGGATCTTCTGTTTTTGCGCGATCAGTTCCGCGTTTCCCGGATCCATTTTCAGGGACTTTTCGACCTCTTTTAACTCTGATTTCAGGGACTTTGACGTCTTGTTTACATCTTTTAACGCTGTGTCAAGTTTTGTCGCGTTCCCCCCGATTTCGATTGTAATTCCTTTGATATTGTTTCCCATGCCCTCGCCCCTTACTTCTTTTTCCCGAATTTTTCACGAAGCCGCCCCCTGTCCGGCTTTGTCTGTTTGTAATAATAGGCGTTTTCAAGATACTTCCGCCCCTCTTCGGTTTGATTCATGCTATGGATAAAGGCGTCGCGGAAATAATACAGATATTCGTCGATCTCCATTTCCCCTAATTCCCGGATATTTAACCCGGTGTATTCGACGACCATTCGTTCCCCCACGCTATCCGGTGTATAGAATAATTTTTCTTTTCCTATATCCCCCGGATAATAGGGGATTGTCAGTTTGGGTTATTCTGTAACGTGCCGATGAATTTATCGTAATATTCCGAAATGAACGCCGTCATTTCCTCAATGTCATAATCTGCCGCGATCTGTTCCGCTTTTATCTGGATTCCGTTCAGGTTGTTTGACAGACAGTCCGACATTACGCCCGCCATTGTGTCGAGTACGTCCCCGATATCCGCGTTTTCGTCCTGCTGCAGTCTTGTCAATGCCTGAACTTTTCCGAATGTGTTCTTTGTCGGCATTTTGACCTGAAGCGCAGTCCCGTCTTTTAGTGTCACGTTGAAAAATGTCCGTTTGATTTTGTTAAAATTGAATGATAAATTTGCCATGATCCGATCCTTTTCCTTTCTGTTTTTCCTGAATAATTGCAAAAATCCGGCGGCGGGCGTTTTGGTTCCCGACCGCCGGATCGTCTTTTTTTCCTGTCCTGCTGCCGCTTATTCTGTCGTTGCGGTTGCTGTTATGATGACCGTTCCGGTCACATTGTTAATTGTGACAGTCCCCGCGGAACTGTCCCACGCTGTCGATGAAATATCAGTCCCGCCCATTGTTACAGTTACCGTGTCGATCGTATAACCGGAATCTGCCGTCAGCGTCGCTTCGATGTTCCCGCCCTCATTTACCAATGTTTCGGTCAGCGTGGACGAAACATTCGTCAAGTTCTGCGTGATTGTGTGCGTCGGCGTGGGTTCCGGTTCCGGGGCTTCCTCTTTGATTTCCTCGACGTAATCAACGAGCGTCCCTTCATCGTCCAAGTTCGGTAATGCCTTGAATTCCGCGTCAACGACTGTCGCGTCAGAAGGGGCGAATGATAACGTGAAGCCCGCCTGATTCTGTCCTACGATCATAACCCAAATATCGCCGTCGTCCGGATCCACATGATGAAAACAAATTACATATTTCGCGCCTTTCCTGTTCCCGACGCCGCCTATCTTTGTCAGGCGATACTTCTTGTTGCCATTCTGAACCGTGCTAACGCGGGCGGTATCGCATAATTTTTCGATCGTGTCCCCGATCAATGTCATCAATCCGGCCTTCAGCTTGACTTCCTCCGATGTGACGATTGTTTTTGACACTTTCCCCATGTCGTCCTTCGCTTCTGATACCTCGTTCGTATATTCAAGCGTCGCGCCGTTTTTGATGTAGGAATAACGGTTCGCGTCAGTACAAAATTCATACGGCGCGGGGATCTGCTGTCCCTTTTCAAACGTCGCTAAATGAATATAGCCGGATCCGAGTATGATTCTTTCCGGTGCTTTGCTATCCATTGTTCTTATCTCCTTTCTGCTGCTATTTTTTGAACGACGTTAAAGTCATACGCCGTTTGGTACATATTTTCTGACTGGATCGGGGCGGTTGTTTTGTGGAACGGTATGTCAAAAAGTACCTCGTTTTCGATCCGGCTTTCCAGACTGTGATCCGGCTTCCTGTCCGTATATAACTCAATAGAACCGGCTATCCGCCGGATCCTGTTTCGTTTGTCGTCCCCGTCCTGATCCTCCGATGAAAAGTAAATCAGGAACGGCGGATCCGGCGCGGGATTCTGTTTCGTGTCCCTGAACTCATATTCAGCGACCGGCAGTCCGATTTTTTTCGCCCTTTCGATGATTTCCTCATACTTTCCCATTAGAACCCTCCATTTGCGCCCCTGACGGCCTTTTCGACCGCTTCGACCGCCAATTCTTCCGCCGCCTGTTCTGCCGGAAGAATGTGTTCAAACGCCCGCGTCCGTTTTCCGTTTCGCGTGACGTGTCCCTTTTCCAGTAAATGCGTTAATTGATAATGCTTCCGGTTATGGACGGAATATTCTTCGCCCTGAAGCGTCGCCGTTTTCCTTGCCGTGACGCTCCAATCCGGCGTATATTTCCCCGTCCGCTCCTGATACGATCCTCCTTTTTTTAGCGTTTCCGCTGTCTGATCCGCGACTTCTTTCAGGTTTTCGTTTATTTCCTTTTGAATGTCCGCGGAATATGTTTCCAACTGTTCCCGGATCGCTTCGTCCAGTTGATCCGCCTTGATATTAACGACCATAATTTCCCACGCGCTCCGCCGCGTACAGTTCGATCTTTCCGTCTGATCTTGCCCCGTATGTCCGATAGATTGTCAGACGCTTGTTTCCGACCTGAAGTTCCGGTTGTTCGTCGTATTCTTCCGCCCATATTACGAACTGATTTTCTGCTTTGTACCCATTGACGCCCGCCGACTGAAATTCGTCCCTTCCGATCGGATTCATTTCAGCAAAGACGACCGTTTTCTGATCCTGTTCCGCGGATTCTCCGGGGTGGATCAATGCTATTTGACATTCTGTCATTCTGCCGCCTTCTTTCTTTTCCGTTTCGCTTTTGACTGTGGGGCGACGGAAAAATATTTCCTGTCGCCCTTTATCTTTGTTACGTTCATGTCATAGATCCCCGATAAAATGGGATATGCGTCCGTGTCAATGGAATAATTCGCCTTGACGTATGACAGGATCGTTTCGACGATCATCGGATCCGACGGTTCGTTCAGCCATGATTCATTTACACCGATTCTTTTCAGATCCGCGATCGCCGTATCTGCCACCCGTTTAACGTCCGCGTCTAAATCGTCTGAAATAGCTTTCCTAACGCGTAAACGCGCCGCCTGATATAATTCCTCAATAGTCATCGAAAAACGCTCCTTTCGTCAAATTATCACGCTCCTGCTGCCGCTTTTTTCTTTACGCGGATAAATCCGTTCCACGCCGCCACGGAACCACCCGCGAACATGGAAGCCCGGAATGCCGTTTGCCCGTTCTTGAACTTGTAGTCGTCGGAACGGCGGACGTCGATATCGGAAAAGATCGCCAGTTCATAATTCTGCAAATAACCGTATGCCATGACATACGCCCCCGCTGCTGTCTTGCTGTTTGAGATAGCCGCACACGCGGAATTGATAACGAACGGAACCCCGTCGATCGTTCCGGTCTGCCCGCGGTTTACAATCGTATAAACTTTTCTTCCCTGTTTGTCGCGCAACTTTGCGAACGCTTTTAAATCCTGTTTATTCAGGATCAGGGTAGCCACGCCCTCGACTTCTTCGTCGCCGCCGAAGGAATAAATAATTTCGTCCAGTGTCCCGTCGTCGATTGCCGTTATCGTTTCGATATCCGTTGCCGGATCGATGACGCGTTCAGCTTCTTTTGTGGGATTGTAGAAAATACCCTTCAGCGTTGACGTTGAACCGTCCCCGATCAGAATTTGCCGGGATAAATGGCGTCTGATCGCCTTGCTAACGGATCCTTCGATAACGGAATCATAATCAGCGTTAGGAAGTTTCTGCATTTCCTCCGGTTCCTCTGTGTACGCTGTGACTTTCTGTTTTTCGATTGTCACATAACCGAAGGACGGCTCCACGTCGTTATATGCCGCGCCTTCCGCTGTTCCCTTTGCGCCCTCCGCTCCGTAGTCCTTTACAAAACCGCGTTGATATGTCTCGCCGCCCTGAAGCGGTACTGCCTTGACCATATCGATCAGGGCGGAAACCGGGTTGACGGTCTGGTTTAAATCCGGGGCGGTATGAACGACCGGGGCGGTCTGCTCAACCGACAGGGACGCTTTGACGTTCGGCGTCACGATGCGCGCGGAAAATTTGACGCCCGCGCCGTCTTTCAATTCCTTTCCGCGCCGATTGTACGCTTTGACCGCTCCGTCGCCTTTATCGTCTTTTTCTCCCTGATCCGGTTCGGGATCCGTTGCGCTATCGGCGAAGCCCTGAAGCTGTTCGCGTTTCTTTGCCTGATCCAGAATGTCCCGGATATCCTGCGCTTCTGTCAGAAGTGCGTCCAGAACGTCCCCTTCCGCTGTCTTTGCCTGAACGCCGATATCTTTCAGACGCGCGTTTAACTGATCTTTTGTCAGTTTTAAAAGTTCTTCTCGTTTCATGTCTTTTTCGCTCCTTTCATATTGTGTCGATGATGATCCGCGCGATTTCGTCGCGCTTTTGTCTATTCTGAATCAGTTCCGCCGCCCGCGCGTCCTGATTATCAGACTTGTTTTTTGTTGCCGCCGCTGCTTTCTGGATAACAAGATCCTTCGGCATATTGCGCGACCGGGCGACGTATTCCCCGCCCGCCGCCGCGATTTCCGCGACGCTCCCCGTTGTTTCCACGTCGAAATATTCCGCCGCGTCTGCACCGTTTAACCACGTTTCCGCGTCCATTAGCGCGCGGATCTGATCCTCTGTTACTCCCTCTTTGACGTGATCCATATACACATTCAGGATCCCGCCTGTTATCACGTCCAGATCGTCCGCCATTTTTCGCAAGTCCGCGCTGTTTCCCTCTACTAACGCCCACGGGTTATGAATCATCAGAAATGCGTTCGCCGGTATTTTTGGCGGCGTATTTCCCGCGAACGCAATCACGGACGCGATCGATCCCGCCAGTCCGTCAACATATACTTGAACGGCGTTCGTTTCTGCAAACCGCCGGATCATGTTATAGATTGCGATTCCGGCAAAAACGGAACCGCCGCCGGAATTGATGTATATATTTAAGGCTTTCCCTTGCTGCCCGGATAGAAAATTTTTAATTGCTTCGGGATATTGATCTTCTTCCTGCCACGCGCCCCACCAATCGGACACGATATCGCCGTAAAAATACAGATCCGCCGCCGTGTCCGTTTCGTTTTTTATCTCAAAACAGTTAAAATGTTTCGCTTTCGGCATTTTTAGCTTCCCCCTTTCTTTTCGTTTTCAGAAAATAAACCGCCGTCCGGCTGATCCTGTTTTCCGGATCCTGTTCCGGCGGGCTTTCCCCGTTTTCGCCCTCTTTCCCGACCTGATAAAGCGATTGATCGTCCGTATTGACATAGTTTAGGCTAATCATGCGGACGTCGCCGTCCTCGATCGGCTCATAATACAAAAGTTCCCGAAGTTCGTTTATTGTGATGATTCCGCGGTCATAAAGCGCGCCCCCGATTGTCATTCGTGTTTGAAGCGTCGCGTATTGAAGCCGGTTCGCCGTAAAAATAACCCTATTCCCGAAGCCCCGTTCCCGCTCTGACAATAATTTGAACGTAAATTCAAGCGATAGTTGAATCGAAATAGGTTCGATCACATTTTCATAAAAGGAATTCCATTCCGCTTCGTTGAACGATGACGTCAGGATTTTTTCGTTTATGTTGTAATACCGGTACACGTTTTCCCGCAGGAATTGTGATTGAATGACCGGGATCTGCGGCGTCTTTTGCGCTATCTCTTTGAAGTCCATTGAATTATCCAGTCCCGCGATCCCGCCAGAATTCCCGACGGACATATACGCGTCCTGAAATTCCTTGACTTTCTGTTTCAGTTCTTCTTCGTCAATGAAATTGTTGTATTTCAAATATCCCTTTAAGTTTGACGAATTCCTGACCGCTGCCCGTAATGCTTCTCCCGTCGTGTCGATCAGTTCAAGCGTATTTTTTAATTGTGTGTCCGGCGTGGATCCCATGAATCTCTTTTTGTCGAAGCGGCTTTTTATGTGAATGACGTTCTGATACGGTAATGTATAATCTTTTCCGTCATACGACCATTTGAACCGGAATAACAGGACGCCCCGGCTATCCTCCCATATCTGAACATTCGACGCCGTTATCGGACGGATCGCCGATATTTTCATGAAGTCGTCCGTGTAAAATATAACCGCGTATGCGTTCGAGTGATAAACCAGATCCGACGCCATTCTGTATAGTGCGGAATATGTATCAAGTTCCGGCGACCAACGAAGCGACAACATACGGGACAGATAATCGTTTCTTTCTTGCAGTCCGTTTTCTGTGTTCCTGACGATCTGCGGTTGCAGCTTTCCGACGTTGGACGCGATCGCGTTCGCTATGGATCCGACGATATCCGATTCCTGCAGATTCCCGTTCGCCTGATAATCTCCTGTCAGGGCGACAAACGGCATAAATTTAACGCGCCGTAAATTGATTAAATCCCGTAAAAGCCCCACGGACTGCCGCCCCCTTTCTTTTTGCCTTTTGTGCCTATCATGCAATCATGATACAAAAAGAAACCGCGACAGAATGACGAACTTTTCGCCCCTCTGACGCGGTTTATTTGCCCCTATTTTCAAGTAAACGCCCGATCTCGTTATAATATTTCATTTTGACCGTGAACGCGTCAAAAACGGCGACTGCGCCGTCTATGTGTTTCCGTCTGTCTATCTTGACAGGCTTCATTCGTGAATCGTTCAGGTTTATATCGACGGCGACGTTCAGGAAATGGGAGTGTAAAAGCCCGTTGTCCCCGATCCGGATCAGCGCGTCTTTTAATTTCCCCTCAAACTCGATCAGGATCGGCGTTAGGTTTGTTCCCTGATACACGTCGTCCATGTGGAACCCGGCGTCCTTCATGTCCTGAACCAGATACTGCGCTGAATACCGGTCATATCCGACTTTTAGCGGCTTGATCTTGTAAACCTTTACCAGATTGAAAAACCAGTTGAAAACGTCGTGATAATCGACGGCATTTTCCCCGGATATTGTCAGGAATCCTTTTTCCCTGAAATAGTTATACGGGACACTCTCTTCGTCGATCGCTACCTCATAGCGTTTTTGTGGCATAAAGAACTGCACGAAAATATAATTGATTCCGCGTCGTTCTATGACGATTCCCGCCGCCGTCAAGTCGGTTGTCCGTGATAAATCTATCCCGCCGACGCAATAACACCCGCGAAAATCATCGAGCGACAGGGCGACTGCTGCCCCGGCGTCGTCTTTTTCGACTGCCTTTTCCACGTCCTGAAAATCAAGCCACGCGATCGAAGAATTCTGTTTGATGTTACAGAACTTCGTCAGGAATTCCGCCTTTTTCGATAGGCTTGAATGTGCGATCGCTATCTGTTCTTCGTAATACTCCCACCGGACGGACACGTCCAGATTTGGGTTCGCCTTTTCGATTTCTTCCCGTGTGTCCCATTTTTCCACGTCGTCAATGATGAACAGGAACGGCAGAAGGCGGCGTTCTTTTTCTTTCCCGATTGACCGGCCTTTCAAAAACGCCGTTGCCCTCCGGATCAGTTCGTCGTATATTCCATCATTTTCATAACCCGCCGTCCCGGTTGACATTATGAGCGGTTGCGTCCTGCTGCCAGTCGCGGAAGAAATAACCTCATACTGCTTTAACCCGGAATCGCCGCGCCATGCTTCGATCTCGTCATTCAGACAAAAATACACATTGAATCCGTCGGATTTCTTCGAGTTGAACGCGATTTTTTTAACAGACGTGTTGAAGTCCTGAATGTAAATATCCGTCCGGCGTTTCTTTGTCATTTTGTTTAATTCGTCGTCAGACTGTACGATCTGATAAAATGCGTCGAAACAAAGATCCGCCTGATCCAGTTTCGGGGCTAAACAGTATAATTTTGCCCCGTACTCCCCGTCTATATATGCCATGTATGCCATGATCGCCGCGGCTAATAGTGTTTTACCGTTTTTCCGGGCTACAATCAGCAGGACTTCCCGGAACATACGGCAATCAGGGCGATCCGGATCCATGATACCGAATATCGCGGACACGATCGCCTTCTGCCATAGTTCCAGTTTAAGCAGATCCGCCCGTCCCTCTGAATGATGACAGAAGTTTTCTATGAACCGGATCGCCTTTTTTGCCTTTTTATCGTCGTACAGATAAACGCCCGATTCGATCCCTTCGGTCAAAATCTTGAAAATCGCGTGAATGTACCACCCCGCCGCCCGGACGCCCTCGACCTTTTCGCCGTTCTTTATCCGCCGGATCGCGTCGTAATACTGGAATATATAATTTTCTGTTTTTGCCTGTCCTGCTGCCCGATTTCTGTTCATTTGTTAGTCGTCCCCTCTTAACGCCATGATCCGGGAAACCTCTTTTTTCTGTTTCGGCGGAAGCATATCAATCAGCGTTTTCATGTTCGACGCATACGACCGGGCGTATTTGTCGTATGTCTGTACGGCAGGATTTTCTTTCACAAATTTCTGCGACGCGTTTTTCGTCGTCGTCTGAAGCCCGTGAAGAATCATTTCCGCCTTTGCTGCTTTCATAGCGACCTTTTGGAACGCCACTTCCTCGATGATCCGTTCTATCATTTTCATTTTGTCCGAATCGTCCTCTTTGACACTCTTGAACATACGCCGGATCGCGTTGTACTCTTTCTTGATATTTGCTTCCGTTAAAATTTCGTCGTTTTTTTCCGCCATTTATTCGAAGATTCTCCTAACCCCCCTATATATGCGCGCAATGTAGCGTTTTTTGGTAGTCCCTCCCTCGGTTCCAGACGACGGATTTATAAAGCGCATACCGGGGGGGACGGTCTGCGTCAAAAATAATCATCGTCACAATGGAACCGGATGCCCGTGTTCGTCGAAACGGTAACGCTGCCCTTCGCTTGCCTTGTGTTCCCTGTTGTGATGTTCGTCGCATAGCCCTTCGAGATTGTCGAAGGACAGACTGACCGCCGGATCGTTTATGTTCTCCGGCGTTAAATATTTTTTGTGATGAACTATCTTGATCGGCTTCATGTCCTGAAGCGATCTCTTTTTCTGTTCTACCTCGCGCCGACACCGCTCACAATATCCGCCCGCGTAAACTATGTACGCGGCGCGCGTGTCTTTCCACGCTTGCGAATGATAAAACCATTCTGCATAATCTTTCGCCATGCTTACCGCTGCCCCGCTGTCCTTTTCCTCCGGGCGTCAATCAGTCCCATATTATCGGCCACCAGATAACAAAATTGTTTTCTGTACTGATAGAACATTCCCCGGCTACAATATGTTTCCCCTAACAGTTCCCACGCCTGACCGTATGCGATCGACTGATATATCTTGTCGATGATGACGCGCCGGACGTCGGGCGCAATCTCCCCAACGTCCAGATCGTCCTTCGCTTTCTGAATCGCTTCCGCCCCGCGTTTCAGAAAAGGCGACGCGCTCCCGTGTCTGCTATCCATGCGGACGACCGCGTGTATTATTTGCTTTTCGTTGTAGTCCAGAAAATAGCGTTTCACGGAATCGCCGCCCCCTTTCCTGTTTAGAATGTTTCTTCGTTGCTGTCCCGGTATGTCGTGCGGATCCGGATCATGCCGTCGGAATCCGTGTCGATCTTGTGTGTCTGTTTGCCGATCTTTAACGTGACATAATCAATCGCGCCTTCGAACGTCGCCCTGATAGCACATAACACGACTTGAAGCTGTCCGTCCTGTTTGCTGAATATGTTCTGCGCCCATGCGCCCGCTGCTTCCATTTTCGCGCGGCGTTCCCTCTGTCTTTTCGCTTCGTCGCAATCACATTCAAGTGACGCTTGTTCGTTTAAGTCCGCCGCCGATGATCGTTCCGGGGCTTCTACCATGCGCGACTGCCCACAATATTTACAGAATCCGACCTGTCGTTCCATAACCCGGACGGCGGGCGCGTTCGGCATACCCACGACTTCGACGTCCTGATCCGTGTCCTCCTGTTCGCTGTCCGTTAGTCCCCCTTTGATTTCCAGAACGTCCCGGATCGTCAGAATGAAATGATCCACGCCGTCGATTTTCCCGATCTTGATTGTAACCGTAACCCGTACAGACGCCGCCCCGCCCGCCGTAAAATTGACTTCCCGTTCGGCGTCCGTCGTCCCCGGTCTGTCCTCTGTCAAATTGTGAATGATCGTCTGCGTGTCAGAATCCGAAAACCCTAACAGATTAACGATCCGCTTCGTCCAGAAGTCCGTTATCGGAAGGGCGCGTTCCCTGATACTCCGATCGGCGATCCCCTGAATCTCCGTTTTGTTTGTTGTGATTGTCAACATTTTTTCGATCCTCCTTTTCCTGAATACTGTTTCTATATCCGCGGCGATCAATCCCGAACCATGCGGGCGTATATGTAAAATCCGCCGTTGATACCATTTATCCGAACTTCCGCGTCTATGAACTTATATCCCGGATATGCTTTCTTGATCCGCTGTTCCAGATACGCCCTATCCGTCGCCATTTGACGCGCCGTCCTTTTCCCGAATTTAGAATATGATTTCGTGACTATGGGCTTTTTCAGATTCTTTGACGCTTTCCACCTTTTCCGCCCTTTTGGATCCTTGCTAATATAGTTCACGATCCCGGCGATATTTGTATCAGGATCCGGATCGATCCGGCGCGTCTGATTCCGTGTCCCCTGTTTCCATATCGCTTCCAGTTCGTCCCGGTCACAATCCCCCGACATAATCACATGATGATGACACCGGATCCCTTTTTCCGGATCGTCTGAAAACTCTGTCACGCATATATATCTCACGTTGTCCTTTCCCGCTTTTTTTCTCCGTCTGTTTATCCGCCTGATAAAATTTGAAAATCTTTTATCCGCCTGATCTATATCTGCCGGAAGATGTTCTTTGTCGTATGTGAACGTACACCAAAGATCCCCCTTCCCGAAATTAGCGTCCACCAAATTATTCAGATACCGGCGCGCCCGTCTATCGTTTAGATTTTTTTGTGCCGGTCTGCTCTTATTCCCCCGCTTCGTTCGTGGGGCGTCCTGTTTATTATTAAATACCGGGTAGATATCCGCTTCGAGATGATCCCCCGCTTTTGTCGTCTTTGTCTGATACGCGGATCCTTTTCCTGCTTTTAATGCCCTGTCGATCTGATCCTGTTCCAGTTTTTCGATCTGCTCCTGATACGCTTCCTCAAAATCATAATCATCAAAATATTTTCTTTTCCGCTTCCCCATTCTCCCCGCCTTCCTGTCTCTCATATCCTGCTTATATAAAAATGGACGAAATGTTAATACCCATTACAAGGACGGGAAACCCTCTTCCATATCCCGCAATTATAGAACAGGCGTTCTATTCTTTCAGGGCGTTATCTATATAGGAAGAAAAGGCGTCCGCGCGTGATAATATCCCGGTTGTGTATTCCGTTTCAAAAATACCCTTTTCCCACATTTCCCGCGCCCCCTTTTCCCCGGCGTTATACGCCATGAGAACAAACGTCGTGTCGCCTTCGTATTTTCTGAATAAATCCGCCAATATGTAAACGCCCGCGCCGACATTCTGTTCCAGATCGTACAGATCCGCGAAGCCCTGTTCTGCCAGTGCGTCGGCGTTGATATCGTTTATCTGCATATAGCCGGAATCTCCCGTTGATGAACGCGCCGTCCTGTCAAATTGTGATTCCTGTTCAATAATCGCCATGACAAGCGGGAACGCGACGCCGTATTCCTGACATATTCCGAAAACGACTTCCTGATCCCGCTCCGTCATCGGAACGGGCAGCGGTACAAACCCGACGTCCGCATACGTCTGCGGCGGCGACTGCTGCCCGGCGTCGTCTGATATGCTGTTCCCGTTCTCGGTCTGGACGGATTCGATCCGGATCTCCGTCTTTTCCGCTGCGTGTCTTTCCTCCGCGATCCCTTTAATATAGAAAACAGTCGCCGCGATCGTCAGTATCATGACGCCGCCGCGGATCCTTTTTATTATTTTTCGCCGCCTTTTTCTTTTGATTATCTTTGACATTTCCGCCGCCTTCCGTTATAATAGATATAGGTTTGATTCTTTGAATAACCGGCGTTTTGGCTCCCCGCCTTGCGCCGGTTATTCTTTTATTTTGTTTCTTCATCGTCCGGATCCGGCAAAAGCGATTTTTCAGGGATCCCGGCCAGTTCGCAATATTCCCGGCGCGCCGACGCAAAGTCCCCGTATCGCTTCCATTTCAGAAGCGGGACAAATTCCCGCGGCAATCCTCCTAATATCCGCCCTAATTCGTTAATCGCTGACAATAACATAAATTCGTACATTTGCCGCGCCCGGACGTTCTCTTCGCGTTTTTGCGCCCGTTTTAGAAGCCCCGTGTTTTCGCCCGTCAGGGCGTCGATCTTCTTTTTCAGGCTCCGGATTTCTTTGTTTGCCGCTTTTAGTTTCCCGGACGTCGTGTTCTGCGCTGCGAATACCTTTCCTTCGACGTGTTCGATCAGGAATCCGCCCGCCGCCTGTTCGATCTGGAATACCGTGTCCCCGATTTTTTCCAGTTCTGCGTTGCGCTCATTGAAAAAATCCGGCTTTACATATTCGATCCGGCTTTCCTCGAATGTTTTATTCATTTTCCGCGCCCTCCCCGCTTTCTTTCTTGAAATTGAACCCCGCCGGAACTACTGTAAAATGTCCGGCGATCGGATTGACCGCTTTATCGTCGATATAAAAATCCGCGTTTATTTTCCTTGTGTCGCCGCCGTATAGTTCTATCAGTTCCGGCAGATTCTCATTGACGAATTCAAATTCCAGTCCGTGATCCCGGCAGTATGTGACCGCTGTTTCCAGATTTTCGCCCGTCCTGCAAGTGTTCAGGATCAGGCGCGCCCCCCGTTCCTTTTCCCGGTTCAGGAATTCGATCAGAACGTCGTTCGGCTCCCCGATGCCGGGGAAGTGTCCGAATGATAACGTCCCGTCAAAATCTACCGCATAGATCAGATTCCCGTTTAAGTCCATTTAAACCCCTTCCCGCTGCGCGATTGCAGCCGTCATAATATATAATTTTAACGGCGGCAATTCCTTGATCGCGTCCCGAAGTTCCCGTTCGTTCGTGATCCCGATTTTCTTTAATTCCGCCTTTAAGTTTTCAATCATTTTTTTCTGTTCCATAGTTCCCGCCTTCCGTCTGAATCATTCCCTGACGGGCGATCGCTGCCAGTCGAACCGACTTTCCGGCGATTTCCGTTGCCGTCGCGTAAAGTTTTGCGAACTGCTTTTCCTGAATCAACAGAACGGCGTCGTCCAGACTGTCCCGGATCGCTCCCTCCATGTTTGCCGCTGCCTGTTCTGCCCGGATCGCGCTGTCAATGTGATCCAATTCGCGCCGTTTGCGCTCTATTTCTTCAAATAGTCTGACTGTCGGTTCGATCATATCCTGCTTCCCTCTTTATATGTAAATGTCGTAATATAGGAATACCGTCAGATCCTTAAATTCATATTGCCGCGTCAATTCCGGCTCATACGGCGGCATAAGTCCCCGGCTTTTATATTCCTTGTGTCTGATTTCCAATCCCGCCCCAAAATGCACGACCTCCGGATCCGCGATTAACCATTCTGTCGAAGCGTCTACGTGATGAAGCATTCCTTTGTAGTTACAGAATAAAATTTCGCTTTTTCGTTCAGTCGCCGGATCCGCACCCGCCCCGCGTCCACGTATGATCCGGATCCGGGCGGAACTGTCTATCACTTCTAACTGTTCAGATAATTTCATAGTGGCTTGATCCTTTCCCGCTGCTTATCTGTATATAAAAATGTGCATGATATAACGCGGCGTCTGTTCGCCTGTTTCGCGCTCCAATTCCGGCGAAACGTGTTTTATCATTACGCCCCGTCCGGCATATTCCCGGAACGCCGCGACTGCCGTTCCTTTGAACTCTGTCACTTCGTCGATTGCGAAGTCTTTTATGTCCTCTGAATCCGGTATGATCCTTACAGTCTGCCCCGGCGATATAACCGTCAAAAACGATTCAAGTTTTACGTCCTGTTTTTTCATTTATAGCTTCCTTTCCTGTTCCATAAATTCAAACATATTTATTTGCGCTGTTTCCATTTCGTAACGTCTGGACGCGTCGCCATAATATCCAGAATCCAGTTCAAAACCAACGAACTGCAGTCCGTAATTGTGCGCCGCTATCAGGGACGACGCGGATCCGACGTGTGTATCAATTATCCTTTGCCCGCGCTTCGTGTAATTCTCAAATATCCAGTTATACAGTGCTACGGGCTTTTGTGTTGGGTGGATACGGACTTCCTTTTCCCTCATATTCCCCTGAAGCATACCCGCCCACCTGAAGCGGAATATCCGAACCGCTGTTTGAAACGATGTAAACGCAAGTTCGCAGTCGGCGAAGTCGTTCTGTCCGTTTTCCTTATCCCATACGATCCAACACGGCGACGAAATTTCCCCACCGAACCCGGCGGCAATCTTATCCATGAAATGATTCGCCCCGAATATGATCTGATTCCGCGATATGCGTTTAAGCTGTGCGAAATATTCAGGATCCGGGGCGGCATTGTCGCCGCCCGCGTACTCCCTATATGCTTTTGACTTTGCCAGTTTTGACCGGCCTTCGTTCGCTTTGCTGAATACCTTGATCCCATACGGCGGATCCACGACCGCCAGATCGAAATATTTGTCCGGGAAGTCTTTTAAGGCGTCCATGCAATCCATGTTATAAAATCCAAAATCTAACATTCCCGGCGTGTCCCCTTCCAAACGCCGCCGCTGTCGGGCGGCGCGATTATCTGATTATTTGATTACGAATAGCGGGGCGAAACCTCCGTCGGAGGACGCGCCGCGGTTGGAGCCGTAACCGTAGTTGGCGAAACTGCAGAAGTACGTCGTGTACGCCGCGGACGGATCCGCAAGCCACCACCAACAGGGATCCCCGTCACTGTCTGTCACTATGCGCTTGATCTGTTCCTTAAAAAGCGGTAACTGTTTGTCGATCCCGTTAAATTCCGCATAGTCGCACGTCCCCCTCGCTTCAAATTCAGAAGGCAGGAATAATTTGTCCTGTGAATCCACTCTTTCCCCGTCGATGACCTGAACGGTTGTATGTTCCGCGATAACGGCGATCAGTTCGTCCGGCAATAGCTGAATCAATTCTTCGTTTATGTATCGCCGTCCCTCGGAATCATGCCACCCGCCTTCGTTCGTGTTGCTTTTGTTCATGCAATGCCGACCGATGATCCGGCGGAAATGGAAAACTGCGTCCTGTTCGTCGTAATGGTTGACTGCTGCCACGGCGACGACTGCCAGATCCCCGTTTCTCAGTTTAAATTCGATTTCCGTTCCGACCGGCAACGAAACCGTGGCGCGTCCTTTCCTGATAATGTCCTGAATGTCGATCCATTCCGCCCCCTGTTCTGACTTTCTGACGATTTTCAGTCCGTCGTCCGGCTTCCAGATAGGCGTTCCCGGCCTGCATACCGGACATTCCGTTTCCGCGCTGTCTTTTTCTGCTGCCTGTTCCTGAACGCTGTCCTGCTGCCCCGGCGTCTGATCTTTTCCCGCCGATAAATCAATCCCCGCCACGATGAACGGCGCGTCCTCTTTTTTGCCTGTCACAATCTGACGGGTAAATACTCCCGGAACGTCGCATTTTGCGGCATTTTCAAGAAATTCCGCTTTTGTCGCTTCCCGGATTACGGCGTACATTTCCGACGCCTTGACGTTGAATTCCGTTTCCGACCTGAATAAATCTGTTAAACTTGCTCCCATTGTTTGATCCTCTCTTTCTTGAATTTTTTATATATTCAGCTGATTAAATCAATGTCAGCTGAATTTCCTGTTTGTAGTTCATCCATATTGTTTCAGTGCGCCGGATCCCTTTTTCTGCCGTCGTCTTTTTCTGTTTCTTTTCCCACCCTGACAACATAGAATTATAAAGATCGTTTTCGTAACCGCTAATCATAATCCGCGCCGGATGCCCTTTTATTGCTTTCAGAAGTTCGACGTGCTGTTCCTCCGTCATTTCCTGTTTGTATAAATGGCTTTTTCTTATTCCCGGTAAATATGGCGGATCTAAATATATGAAAACGTCCGGCGTATCATA